CGATGGCGTCCTGGTAGCCGATAGCAGCATCAGATGCCGACAAAGACAGCAATCCGGCGTTGAATAGTGCCGCGGTGAACTTACCAATGTCGGTTACCGCACCATCGGCGCTTAGCCCGACTTCCTCCAATTGTTTGGCGACTTCCTCAGTGAGCGGCGCGGCACCAGCCGATGCGTCCCCAACGGCCTGAATGCCAGCGGCAGCCTTATCCCCGCCCTCACCAGCGCCCTTACCATCAGCTTCGGCCTGCTTTAAAGCGTCAGCATATTGCGGGAACTTCTTTACCAGTTCCTCAACGGTTACGCCCTGATCCTCGGCGGCCTGTTTAATCCGCTCGAACGACTTGGCGGCATCCTCGGATTTGCCGCTGCCCACCAAGTCGGCAAGGCCCGTGTCAAGCCGTTTGAAGGAGTCACCCAGGATCTGAGACGACCCCTTGACGCCGGTCATCGAGTTGACAATCCCCTCGCCCCAGTCGTTAAACTGCTGGCCGCCGTCACGATTGAAAGTCCTCTTGATTGCCGATTCAAGGTCCGTGACCGTGTTGATCAGGTCGCCACCGTCACGGTCCTTGAACAACGCGTCAATGGCGGTAGTAGCCTGCGGCCCGTTGGACGCAATTTCAGCGAGGGCTAGAGCAACGCCGCCCATGCCCTCGTCGATCTTGGACATGTAGTCAGCCTCGGCGATCTTCGCCAAAACCAACGCCAGCGTGCCGATGACCATCGCCCCGCCAGCAGCCTTACCTACGCCCACCAGCGCCCCACGGGCTCGGCCCCCAGCTGGCGCAAGTCTATTGAAAGACTCCACCGTATCGAGGATCTTCGGCGTCAATGTCAGGAACGCCCCAACGCCCAAAGCGGCAACACCAACAACACTTCCAAGTGCCGTAATCGCGCCCTTTACCGGGCCCGGCAGGTTGCCGTAAGCCTGCGCCATGCCAGCGGCGGACTCCGCAATGCCAGCCACGACAGGCAACAACACCGCGCCGGCGTCAATCGCCGCGTCCTTGATGTTGTTCCAGGCAATCTTGACCTTGGATTCGGTCGTTTCGTACCGCTTAGCGGCCTCGGCAGCCAGTGCAGAGTTCGACTCCCATGCCGCGTCGCCAAGCTTCAACGAATCCGCCAGCAGATCACCAGCGCCCGCCAGACGCAAGATGACTGACGTTTCCTCCGTGCCCTTGATGCCAAGCCCCGTCATGGTATCCATGACGTTTCCGCCCTCGTCCTTCACGCGGCCAAGGCCCTTGACCATCATGTCAACGGCCCGCACAGGGTCCGTCTCAAAAGCCTTAGCGAAGTCCTTGGACGTGACGCCGGCAACCCTCGCCAGGTTCTCCAGCCCTTCGCCGCCGGTCTTTACATCCCCGTACATGCGCTGCATCACGCGGGACATCACGCCGCCGCCAAGCTGCGACTCAATACCCACAGAAGCCATCGCGTTAGCCAATGCCAACACGTCGGATTCAGTCGCGCCGATCAGCTTTCCAGCACCCGCGAGACGCTGCGCCATGTCGAGGATTTCAGCCTCAGTGGACGCGCCAGCATTGCCGAGCGCAACCAGCGTGGCGCTGAACCGTTCGACCCCCTTGGAGCCGTCCCGCTCCATCGTGCCCATTACGTTGCTGATCTGAGCGATTGACGTGGCGGCCTCGTCGGCGGTCAGGTTCGTCGTCTCGCCAAGGTCAATCATGGTCTTCGTGAACCCAGCAACGTCTTCACGCTTCACGCCAAGCTGGCCCGCAGCCTCAGCCACGGCGGCGATGTCCTCGTGGGTTGAAGGCAACACCTTCGCCAGGCCGCGCAGCTCACCTTCCAGTGCCGCCATCTGCTCCGGCGAACCATCAACGGTCTTCGTCACACCAGCCCAAGCGGATTCCCAACCCATCGCGGCCTTGGCGGCAAGCCCAAATCCAGCGGCCGCGGACGCTCCAGCGCCCAAGAAGACTTCGCCTACTGTCTCCCATGCGTCGCCGTTCTCCGTAGCTGACGCGAGGAGCTCCTGAAGCTTCGAGTCGGCGGCCTCGGTCGATGTTGCGGTTTCCTCCAGCGCCTTAGCCGCAAGGTAAGCTTCTGCCGAGAACGCCTCCAGCCCATGCGCCGCCGCCTGCTGAGACGACAGCGCTTTGCCGTTCATGTCAACAAGCTGACCCGTGGCAGCATACTGAAGCCCTGAAGCCTTAGCTGCTTCTTGGTGCGTTGCCGCTAGCGCGGAGATCTCGGCGGCAGTCAGCTTGGCCGATTCCGCAGACTTCTTACCGGACTCGTCAGCAGCCTTGCCGGAGGCGTCGGCAGCCTTGCCCGCTTCCTCGGAAGCTTTCTTTGTCTTCTCCGTCGCCGCGGCCGCAGCCTCCATCGCAGACTTGTAGTTCTGGATTTCAGCGCTGTATATAACTTTTACGCGGCGTTCCATGTCCCCTCCAAGGGTTTTAAGAAAGCGGGAGGCATGGCACAATTAGCCAATGACTCAAACGGGGGTAGACCACAAGAAGCGCGGCGCCAACATCATGAAGACGGGGCTGGGGATGCTCGTGTTCGGCGTAGCAATCGCACTGGCTTTCGGCTACGAGCAGGAGCCCAACGCGATGACAGGTTGGGCTGCGCTAGTCGCCATCGCCGGTTTCATTACCGCGATCGTCGGGATTGGGAAGTGGCGCGAACGTCCTGCGGGTGATTAATTCGTCGTCAATCTCGGTTGCGTAGAACCGCTGCCCAGGCTCGGGCTTGAAACCCTTCTGCCCGGTGCGTTCCTCGACCGCGGCTTGCGCATGGCAGGTCACGTCCGCGACTTCGTATAGCCCGGCGTTGGCGTCGTTGCGGCACTCGAACTTTGGGCGGCCGCAATCACACATGCCCTCCACGTAAAGCGTGTAGGCGAACTCCAGCAGCCTGTCCTTGGACTCGGGGAGCGGCCCGAGATAGGCGGAGGGCGGGCGCTGGAAGCGCTCAGCCGTCTTCAGCGCTGCTAGGACTCGCCACCATCGCCCCGTGTAGAGGGCTTCGGCAAAAAATCGGCGCTCACTTCAGGCACCTCATTGCACGCCTGGTAGTAGGCGGTGAGGATCCTGGCGAACTGCGCGTCACCGATGACGCGCTCCAACTTCTTCACCTGCGCAGGGGTGGCCTTCGGGGAAATGATGGCCTGAGACAGGATCACGCGCCCCAGCGCGGTCTTGTCTAGGTCGGTGTTGGCCTCGGCAATTTCCCTCTGCTCATCCTTCGTCAACGACTGCACGCGAACCGTCAGCGCTGAGTCGTGGAACTGCTGCGCAATCGTGGCGTATTCGGCGCGCAGACTGCCAGCACCGCCGCCCATTGAGGGCCCATCAACGTCTTCCTCGTCGGCGTTGTTGATGAGCTCCGCCAGCCGGTCAAGCTCGGCGATGAGCCCCGACTTCTGATAAACGGTCACAGCCCGCTCGGGGCGCTCCGCACCATCCAGCCATGCGTCAAAGTCAAAATCCTTCGGGGTTTCAGTCATGGGTTAGGCTCCATTTCTAGGGGATAGGCTCAAGGAAAGTTGGGGGTTGGCGGCGCGGAGCCTAATCACGCGCCGCCAACCGGTCTAACTAGCTGTGATTGATCGACGCCGCAGTCACCGAAGCAACCGCAGAGAACGTCACAGCAGCAACCCCGGCAGTGTTGCGGTACTCAGACAGGACCGGAATCCACGCCTCAGCACCAGCCGCGACCGTGTAAACCCGGTCAGGGTAAGCGTCACCCGTGGGCAGGTTCCCCGGAGTCACCAACGTCACCGTCACAGCACCGGCAGAACCGTTCTTCACAACCAGAGTTGAACCGACCTGCACAGTCTCAGATGTGGCAGGCGCGGCGAACGTAGGCGGCGTACCCGCCAGGACGGGGACCGAATAATTAGCGATAGCCATCTAGTCCCCCTACGCAGCGGCAGCGATGAAGGGGTAACCCTTCTGGACCTCGCACGGGCAGCGGTACTTCACGAACCCGGTGCCGTCCGTGCGCTGCGGGTTGTCATTGCTGAACTCGGCGCCGAGGTAGATCTCATCCGCAGCGGCCCACGCAGCCGAAGCCTCCTTGTCGGTCTGCCGGGCATAAGCCCAGAGCGTCGCGCCCTTCACCTTCAGCGCAGCCCAGCCCGCCTCGTCGGCAGCGTCGAAGCCGCCGGCGGTCAGGAACTTCCGCCAGATCGTGAAGGCAAGCTGGAAATTCGACGCGCCAATCGCGTTAGCGTTACCCGATGAGCCGAGCGGCTTCTCAGCCACCTTGTCCGAATCGACAGCACCGAACGTGAAGTCAGACGTCAGGATATTGTCATGCAGGTGTATCCCCGCGTTCAGTTCTGCAACTGTTGGCGCGGCCGGATTGGCGGGCTTCGTGGTCAGGATGGTGAACCTTGTCTTACCATCGGCAAGTAGGCGAGTGCCCATGTTTAGGACTCCTTCGAGGTTGCGGCCTTAGCCGGCGGGGTTTGTTTTGGTTCGGAATCAGGCACCTTGAACTGATCCGGGAAGTCGGTCAGGAAATGCTCCGGCACGGTCTGAATCTCACCGCGCAGGTTGATGGCGTCAACGAATGACATATCGCCTCCAGGGCATGAAAAAAGCGCCCCGAGGTGAGGCGCTGGGATGGTTTGGGTTAGAGCTTGGAAGACACGAGCGCGAACTCGTCCACCGCGAAGGTGGGATTACCGCCGCCGGTCAGCGTCACATCTGTGTCCACCTGGCCGTCCATCAAGACGGACTGTCGTAGCGGGTTGGTAAGCCATCCCGCCACGACAGGAGTCTTTCGGTTCAGGGCCCTGCGGGCATTCCGGGCAGTGATGAGCATCGAATCAGCATTCGCCCCGACATAGGTCGCCCGGACCCGCAGCGACAGAACGTCCGGAACATCCTGCAACGAACCGCCGTCAGGACCGCCCGACGACTCCTCGCCCAGATCGCCCCACAGCACCACGTACGGGTAGACAGGATCCGCCGGAACGGACCACATGTGCACCCGCACCGTGGGCGGCAGGAGGGCCTTGATGGCGTCGTAGTGTTCCTTGATCACAGCAGGCCCTCCGTCGCCTTGAACGCGTACTCGTAGAAGTTCGGGGCTTCCTCGAGCATCGCGTCTTCCGGGCTGCGGACCGTCCCGCCGCCAGGGCGCGACGTGCCGAAGTAGGCGATGCCAGCGAGGGAAGCAGCGCCACCGCCCGAGGGCCCGATCTCCGCTTCAATGACGCCGTCGCCGCCAAACTCGTGCACCTTCAGGTCGTAGCTGATAGTCGGCGCGAGTTGCTTGAAGTGGCGCGACCGGCGGGCGTCCGTCTGCATTAGCTTCTTGGTGTTCAGCGCAGACTTGGCGACAACGCCGCGGATCTTCGGAACCATCGTGGCCGGGATCGCCCGGAAGGACCGCGCCAGTCCGTCCAAATCAGAAGTATCAGCGCTCACATCAGCTCCTTCACCGGCAGCCGGGCAGCCGTCTCGAAACTGTCAGGCGTGAAGCCCTCCACCCGGTACTGCTTCCCGACCGTGAACGCGTTCAACCGAGACGCCGTCAACTTGACCACGTCCCCGTCCCGCACGTCCGCGGAGTTAGCCGGGATCTTCACCACCCGGGATACAACCGTGAACACATGCCCGCCAGCCTCCGGACTAGCAGCCACAGTGTCCCGCGTCTGCACCTCACACTTGCCGGCATAGACCGGGGCGGCTGGGGAGCTCGTGACGTCGCCCGATTCCGGATCCGTAACCGTCTCCCCAGGCCGGCTGATCACGCACTCATCAACCATCCGAGACTCAGCACGGGCACGGGCTCGCTTCAGAGCGCGGTCCAGGTTCATCCGCCCAGCCCCAAAACGTACATCCCGTAGAACGGGACCACAGGGGCCGGGGTTAGCATGGCCAACTCGTCGTCGGACACGTACATCTCACCGCTCGCAATGGCTGCGTCCAGCGTGCGGGAATCCGTACTGTCGTCAATCGATTCCGAGATGACCCTAGCGCTGTCCGGGTTCTTCAGTACGCGGACGATCATGGAAACCATGACGTCCCTGATGACGTCCTCAGCGATGCTCGATTCGTCCACGCCCGGGATCTTGGCGACGATCCGGATCCACGCCCGGGCGGAGAGGCCCGGAACAACAGCGGCCTCTTCAGCAGTCAGAGGGCGCCACACCTTCTCAATATCGGTTTGCGCTACTGATACCTGCATGACGCCCTCCTGCCTTCTACTTGACCTTGGATTCGCCGGTTTCGATGTTCCGCTCCACGGTGACCGTCGAGCCGTCCGGCTTGATGGCCTCGTAGGATTCGATGCGCGGATCGGAAACCTCGGCGGCGGCCGGGGGTGCTTCCACCGGCACAACCGTGTTCACGGTCCCAACCTTCAGCGACTCGGCGCCCGGCGCGGCCGGGACAGAGACAGCAATCTCGGTGGGGTCTGTGGTGTCCGCCGGGCCGTCGCCGGGGGCGGTTACGGACGGCTTGGTGACGTCGCTGTCCAGCGTCGTCTTTTCCTCAGTGCTCTTGCGAATAGCCATGCTATGAACTCCTTAGTTCGTGTAAGGGTTAACTAGGCTGCGAGGACGCCGCGGAGACGAGCCGCAGCCTTGCCGCCGAACGTGGCGAGACCGCAGTAGAACTCGATGCGGGTACGGTAGGCCGGCTTGGTTTCCAGCTCTCCAAGGTCATCGACCTGAACGCCGCCGTTGGTCAGGCCAGTCACGGCCTGGTCGCCTTCGTCGTTGCCGAACTTCACGGCGTAAACAGAGGACGCGACGGTGGAAGTTCCCTGGGTTTCGTTCTGACCAAGGATCTGAACGCCCGCGGCGGTGAAGCCGGGGTCAAGGATCGGAATCCCGTTGTAGGTCAGGACGCGCTTGCCGGTCAGGTCTTCACGGATGAAGTCAGCACCACCGAGACGACGCAGCGCAGAGGTGACCTTGCCCAGAATGGAGGCATTCGCGTAGATCGCACCGTTCGCGCCGTTGATGCCCGGAACCTGAGCGATCAAGGCATCCAGAGCGTCAAGGAAGTCATGGCCGGCGGTGACCGGACCCACACCGTTAGTGCCGGCGTCGAGCACCTGAGCGCCCGTGAGTCGCTTCTTCAGACCGTCGAAGCCCTTGGGGTCAACGGCAACGTCTCCGTTGAAGAAAGTTTCCTGGAACTTGTACGCGGCAGACTTGACCTTCATGGCCGTCTGCGTGGCGCGCTGGTCGTTCAAGTTACCGCGGGTCTTGACGATGAACTTGTCAACGTCAGCGTCTCCACCAAGGATCACCAGGGACTCGCTGTTCTGAACAACGGTGCCGGTGGACTCGGTGTAGCCTTCATTGACCGAACGGAAAGCCACGCCGGGAAGGGTAGCTTCCTGGTTGTAGGCGTAGGCGTTGCCCTCGATGGTCATGAGGGGCAGCCGGTCGAGGATGGGGGATGCCTGGACAAAGGTTTCGATAACGCCGCGCTGCAGATCGTTATCCGACAGCACTGCTGCCTGTGGAAGGGTGACAGCCATTGTGGCTTACCTCTTTCTTTTTTGGTGTGGCCCGCAGGCTGTCGCCCTTGGGGGGTTTACTTGCCGGCGGTTTCGTAGGCGTGAGTCAGAGTGCCGATACCGGGGGTTGTCTTGGGTCGAACGGTTGAACCGATTGCGCCCGCGCCGGGAACTTCACCGACACCGCCAGGAATGAATGACTTGGCAAAGTCATCCGCGTCCGCTTCGAGTTCTTCCTTTGTGGCGCCCTGCAATCGCAGAGCCGCCTTCAGGTCAAGACCCTTGGCCGCAGCAACCTCGTACCGCAGAAGCTTCGCGTCGCGCTCAGCAATTGCGGTGTCTTTGGTGCTAATGTCCTTCTCCAGTTCGGTGACGCGGTTTTTGCTCGCGTCATCCTCGCCAGTAGCCGGCGGCGCGGGGGGTGTTGGCGCCTTGAGCTGCTTGATCTGCTCCAGAGCGTCAGCAAGGTCCTTCTCGGCCTGCGACCTAGCGTCGCGCTCGGTCTGTAAAGCCTTCTTGCCAGCGTCCGTGTTCATGGCGTCAAGAGCAGGATCCGCGGTCGGAGGGGGGTCTCCCGCTGGGGGATTGCCCGCGGGCGGGGTGCCGCCCTCTCCGCCTTCGCCAGCCTCCATGACGGCATCGCCGTACAGTGACCGGTTGAACGCGAACAACGCCTCAATACCGCCGGGGGCTCGCAGGTCAATGCCGTGCGGGCCGATCAGTGGCTTCTTATTCATTGGTTCCTCCATCGCAGAGGTAAGACCCATCAGCCTCGCGCTGACAGGTTGGAATGTGGGTCACTGGAAGATTTGCCCGCCAGTGAGAAGCCATCGCCGGTAGTCCTTTTCGACTGCCGCCGCAATGGCCGGGGTTAGGGGCTGCTCAAGGCGCTTGGCGCGCTCGGTCATGGAAGGCGCAGAGAATGGGTTGCGGCCCTGTTGAACCACTTCCCACCGCTCGCGGGCGTCATTCAAGCGCCGCTCAGCCGCAGTCATGGTGTAGCGGTCGCTAGCATCGCGCCCATTGATGCGCGCATTGAAGATCCGCTGTCGCGCAGCATCATAAGCCCCGCCATGACCGAGCTGCCCAAACCCTTCACGTTGACCGCGAAGGGAACCTAAAGGATTCTGCCCACCGGGGAGGACATAGCCGTACTTTTCAAGGTCCGCGAGAGCCGCTACGCGGTTGTCGCCGTTCAGCCGATAAATGGCCTCTGGCGTCAGCCGCTTAGCCTTCCCGAAGTTCGCCCGCGCAGTGGTGCCCTCTAAGGTGAAAGCGCCCTTCACGGCCTGGCCACGGCTCGTTCCATCCTCAGAAATGCCCGCATACTTCAACCCGCGGCGGCTATTGACAACCTGGAACATGTCCGCGCCGTCCCGGACCGCCTGAGCTCCCGCTTTCGTGAACGCTTTGTCCTGATCTTCAGGCGAAAGGCTCTTGAAGTACTCGTAAGGATCCGTGGTAGCGTCGCCAGCTACGGATTCGCGGGACGGGACATGCCTACAATCACATTTAGGATGCCGCAGGAAGCCCGCATTCCACCGGTAAAACTTCCCGGCCAGAACGACGCACCGGGCGCAGGACGGGGCGCTGAGCATCCGCACATAGCCGACACGCGGCCGTGCAGCAACGTCCACTGACGCCGCCGACCGTCCCGTATCAGAAATTGTTGTTTGCACAGCCCGATCAAGCAGCACCGTGCCCGACCTAAGAGCCTGACCCGGCGCCATCCCACCCGCAATCAGCTTCTTCACGCCCACAACAGGCGAGTACAGCAAGCCCTCCAGCGTCCTACCATCAGCCGCAAACCCGGCGAACCCACGAGGATCCACAAACGCCTTAGGCGCCTCGTACAAGCCCTGCTGAGACAGCGCATCGGCGCCATAGAACGCGCCTTCAGTAGCAGCCCGCAACTGGACAGCAGAGACAATAGCGGTTAGCGGCTCAATCGCAGACATCCACGAGCCGGTGATGTCATTTAGGCGGACCTTCCGCCAGGCGACGCGGGCAGCTTGCATGGCCAGCAACTCCAGCGCCCGCATCGTCCTGTCATGCTCTCTAGCAGCGTCAGGAAAGCTCGTCTCCACTGGTTCCGCCGATCTTCGCAGCCAAAGCGTTCACACCCGCGTCCTGCCTGTCGATGTCCGAATCCGAGTTCTCCACCCACTCCGCAACCTTCGGCGGCGTGGCGTCCGGAAGCATCGACCAAGCGTCCTTGCGGGACATGCCCGACGTGATGAGCTTGCCGACGCCGTCAACGATCTGCGCGAACGACTGAATCTCAGAACTCGACCAGATCACTTCCGACGCCACATCCGGGCTTGTTTCGCCACGGGCACGGTTCGCCAGGCGCATCACAGACTCCAGCGACTCACCGGCCGCCATCTTCAAATCCGTGATGAGCGACTGGAACGTGGACTCGGCGCCGGCCATGCCGTCACCGGTCAGGTTCGCCATCTTCGTCAGCGAGTACTGGGGCGGGATCTGCCCCGTCGAGAAAAACGTATTCAGGAACGTGTCGTAGACCTTGATGTAGTTGTCCAAGTTCGACTCAGGCAGGTCAAAGACCTTCGTGAGCTCACCAGGAAACACCAGCGCCCGGTCCACGCCAAGGCGGCCCGGGGTATTCAGCACCGGCATGGGCAACCCATTCAGGTCCTTCATGTCCGTGCCGTCAGCGTTCTTCCGGACGATGGGGCTGCCCTTGGCATCACGCGCCACCGGATCAAACCCGGTAAAGACGCGCTGCCGGTACGCCGAAAACTGCATCGCCAGGAGCGTGTTGAAACGGATCGTGTTGATCGCGTCCTGCTGCGGCATCAACTTGTCGATCGGTGCGTGCGGCACGCCATCAGCGTCCACATTGAAGTCGAACGTCACGAACGGCAGGCCGCCGAGGTTATGCCGGCCCATCGCCGTCATGCCCCAGTCCGTCTTGCCCTTCGCCTGCGTGAACTGCACCCACTCGGCGTCGGTGTAGACGTAGGCATTCACCGAGCCATCAAGGCCGCCGATCTGCTTGACCGCGAACAATCCCTCAAACGGATCGTCCGGGTTCGGCTCAATCCACACCCGTTTGCCGTTCTCAGGGCGAATCTTCGGCGTCTTGGGAGTCGCTTTGACCGGGGACACTGACATGATGCCGCGACCGTGGATGTACATCTGCTTGTAGACGATCTTCTGGCGCGAATCCAGCTTGTTAGGCTGCCAAATCTCGTTCCAGGCAGTCAGGTCCGCCTTGTCATTCCGGCCGGTGCGGAACCCGTCAGCCTGCATACGCTGCACCGGGGCATTCATCGCAATCTCAAGGAAGTTCGCAATCGACTGCTTCTGCAACGACTTGTACTCGGTGTTCACACCCTCCGGGGCGAAAGGATCGTCCTGCTTGCCCTCCACATAGTCCTGCCGGCGCTGCCAAGCTGGAGCCTGGGCACTCAGCCGGTTCATGCCGATCTCCAGGTAGTTCCGTGCAAGCTTGGCGTCCACGCCACCACCCTCTTCGTTAGTTGAAGCCGTACACGGCGTTCGAAATCTTCGCGCTGTACTGGTAGCCGGCCGTCCAGCCCTCTTCGCGGGCATCGGAAGCTGCAGTGTGAGCCAGAATCCGCGCCATGGCGGCGTCGATCTTCTGATGATTCGTCGGTTTGATCAGGACGTACTGCTGGCCCGGCTTCGCAGCCTTCCGGGCATTCGCAAGATGAAGCCCAGCGATCGGGCAGCCATCATGGGAGATCCGCTTAGTAGCGAGGTCGATTTCGAACCGTTTGATCTCCGCATACATGGCCTTGATCCGGTTCGTGGCCCACTCGAAAACGTGATTGTCGCCGTACTTCAGCGACCAATCACCAATCTCCGAATACCAGTCCTGCGGGTCACAGTAGAACCGCTCCACCCGATACCGCTCAAAAAGCTCATCAACGGCAGCGTGGACCTCACCGCGGGGAATCTGGCCACCCCACTCCGCAGGGTTCCAGATCGCCGGCCTACGATCCGGCCCGTAACGCGGCGTGAACGTGAAACCGTCGAACGTCTCAGCCTGAATAGCGGTGTAGTCGTCATTCTCAGACCCGTCGAAGCCAAGACAGATAGCGGCCCCGTCGTCAGGATTCGGAAGCCACAGGCGAGGCGTAAGCTGCATCCCACAAACCATCCTTCAGCCAGGCGCCAGAACCAGAGACCAGACGGTTACCAAAGAACCGTTCAGCCTGCGCCCTGTCCGTCTCCATCAGCTCCGACGCCTCGCCCTCGATCGAGTCAAGATTGACCCAAGGCGAGCCCTCGTAAACGAAACGGTGGATCCGTGCGCGGTCCCGCTTGTTCCCGTAAGAGAGCTCGGCCGGCGGCTGACGGAAAAACTTGAACACGTCCTTCGACTGCGACTCGTAAGTGCGCTGCGCCGTCGAATTCTCCGCCGGATCCCAAGCGTTCGTCGTCTCAATCGTCCGGCCACCCATGCCGGCCGCGCCGCGGCGCTGCGTCTCAGCAACCTTGATCATCTTGTTCGTCTTCGTATACAGGCCGGACTCATCCTGGAAGGCAAACGAGATCGGGTTACCAAGCTTCGACTGCGCATTGGAAGTCACGGCGTCGATACGGTCCATGTCCTCATCGCCTGACTCGCCAACGATGCGGATGAAGTCCTCGCGGATCAGCAGCAGATCAGACAGCGGGCCCAGGCGGATCATCGCCTTGAGCGGGCGCAGGATGTTATCCACCTGATCCTCAGACGTCGCCGTAAGCTGGATCAGTGGAGAGGGATGGCGGATGCCCTTCGGCTCACCCTGCAGGTACTCATACGTCCACCCACAAGAGCAGCCGTTCTCGGCACACTCATACAGTTCGCCCTCTTCAGCCCAACCGTTGAACACAGACGGGCCAACAGCCTCGCCAGTCGTCACAGCAGCAGCCCAAGGGCCCTTGCCCGTCTTCTGCGGCGCAACGATCTGAGAACGCCGGTAAACGAATGCCTGGTTCAGAAGGGGCTGGTCCTCGTTCCAGTAAGCCTCCGGGCGGATCCGATAATGGTTCGCCGTGCACCAAAACTGCCAATCAGACTGCCGAAACTCGGCCCCACGGGAAAACCCATCAGGAACACGGCAATGGTGCGCGATCCACGCATCCAGCAAGTCGCCCAGCGTCGGAAAGTCAACGAGAAAACCCTCAGCCGCCGCCACTGACGGCCCTCAACCGGCGAGCCGGCGCAGCCTTACCTTCAGGAGCAGCTTCGGCAGCCTTTTCTTCACGCTTCTCAGTGACCTGGTCCGCAGCGATCGCCCAACCGTTCCCGGCCAACCCCGCCGGCGTCAGGCCGATCTGATCCGCGAACCTATGCAGCGAGTTCTTATCGGCAGCCTGCGCCTCGGAAGACTCACAAATGACCGCAGTGCGGACCCACATCGCCACCGAATGCCAGCGCCACGACTCACGGGCCCACGCCGCAGCCTGGGGGGTGGACCAAGCCCACGCCCACAACTCGAGCTCCCGCGTGTACCGCTCCTGGGTGGCGTCCTCGTCGAACTCGCGGACCATCTTGCCGTCAACCTTGTACGTGAAATAGACGCTCACCTTGCCCAGTGGAAACGCCGGAACATCCCCGGTGAACCCCTCAGAAGGAAGCGCAGTAGCAGAAAAACCAAGACGATCAGACCGGCCGGACTTCGGATCCTTCGCAGGCCCAGAACGCAAACGGGAACCACCACTCGTCATCAGAGCCTCCCTCCGGAAACTTTTGAACCCTCCGCACCATCGAGAGACCTCACCGGCGGTGGGTTGCATTGGGGTCGGTTTGGGGGTGCCCCCCACCCCTTTAGTCGGGTCGGTGGGACCGTCTTCCTGCATCGCTGAGGTTGCAGTGTGCGTGTTCGGGGCCTGTCCATGTTGTGCGGTCGTCGGTGTGGCCTAGGTGCCATGTGGTGCCGGGCTGGATGGTGTTGCCGCACTTGCCGCAGAGTATGCCGCCTCTTGCTACTTTGGGCGCCCATTGCTTGCGTAGTTCGCGGTGTGCGTGATCGTACCCGCGTTGCTCTCGGCTGCCTCTTGCGCGTTCGGCTTCGGCTTGGTGCGTTGGGCAGTAGCTCGTGGTTGCTGTGGCCGGGCATCCGACCTTGGCGCAGACGCGCTTAGCTCGGGGCATCATGTCTCCTGGTGGGTGATCTACTTGCTAGGCCGCGTTACCTGTTGTTGGTCGGCAGTGCGTTCGATCAGTGGAGGCGGCCCGGCTCGAACGGGTCAGCATTGCCGCGACGTTTTAGGACCGTCGTCATCTTGGCGCCTCCTGCCGGGTGAATAGTCCGGCGGTCTTACTCATGGGAGCGGCACTGGGGCCGCCGTGGGTAGTGCAGGAATCGAACCTGCCTCGCTGGGGATCAAACCCGGCCCGTCACCAGATGGGCTACCTACCCGGGTGAAGCCCCGCCGTATGGGGGTTGGCGGGGCTTCAGCTTGTGGGCCCGGCGTGGAAGGTTCCGGGCAGCAAAAAGGCCGATCCGTTGGACCGACCTGGTTGTTTCGACACTTACGGCGAGACGTGACTCAGCATACCGGAATTAACCCATGCGCGCCACGTCCACTGTTGGCGTGTCGAGTGCCCGCAGCAGCCATGCGACTTGGTCGCCGGACCATGCTGCGCCGCATGATGCGCACTCGATGTCCCATGCTCCGATCTTGGCGAGGTTGCCGTCGTCGTCCCAGCATCCGAGGGACAGGCAGACGGCGCGATCCTCGCCGTGCAGCGCGAGCCCGCATGCGGGGCAGGTTTTCCCGGTGAGTTTCCGGCGCGGCTTGATGGGCCAGAGGAATGCTGTGATCTGGTCAACCCATTCGAGCGTTAGGCGCTCGAGGTAGTTGTGCCAGTCGGCGTCGAGGCTCATTCCGGCGATGTGCTGCAGGAGTGTTTCGAGGTCGCCGGGCCACGGGTTGCCGGTGATCTCCCGGTAGTCGGTCTTAGCGTCGTTGGTCATGCGGGCGAGCATGTCAACGGCTTCGGGGTTGATGGGGATTGGGGGGCCCGCGGAGCCGCCGGCTGATCCGCTGTTGCCTGGCGTGACGGCGTTGCGGAGTTCGGTGAGCAGTGCGGGTGCGTGGCGGAGCTGACCGTCAGGGCTGGTTTTCAGGTGCTCCCGGCTGAGCTGGTGGATGTGGTCATTCAGACTCATGCTGTCTCTTCCCAGTAGACGATGACGTTCTCGTCGTCCGAATCGACCTTGATGACGTCGTCGTAGGCGTTACTCAACCCGGCCGCTGACCGCGCTTGGGATGCGTGGTGCATTGCCATCTGGACATCGGTCCAGCATGCGGGGGCCGGGATAACGTACTCGTGGCGGGTGGTCGTCTTAGCCCGTTCGAATACGGCGCTCATGTGGGTTCTCCTGCTTGGGTGATGGTGATCATGACGCCGGGGTTGCCGTGGTAGGTCTTGGCGGCGGTGAAGCTGACTATGCGGGCATCGTCGGTGATGACGCCTTTGATGATGGCCTTGGTCTTGCGGTTCTTGGTGGTGCTGAGGGAGTCGAAGACGGCCCTGGTGAGCTTGTCCAAATCGGGTTTGACGGCGGGTAGTGGCCATCGGGGTCGCTGTGGGCGGCGGAGCTGGAAGGCGAGTGAGACGGTGATTGGCCCGTCTAGCGGTTCGCCTTCGTGGCGAGCGAGGGTCGCGGCACGGATGGCATCGCGCCACTGCCGTAGCGGCGCCTTCACTCCGACGATCCGGCCGCCGTAGACGTCCACGGATCCTTGCGGGACGGGTGTGCCTGGCACGAACGTGTGGATCATGAGCGTTCCCTCTTCTGAATTTCCCGGTCGATGTACCAGATCGCTTTGCGCAGGTCCTCCAGCGCGTCGTCCTTGAGGTCCGCCCGCCACACGTACTTGATCGCGTTGCCCAGGTTGAACCCCATGTGCTCGGTGATCTGGATGCACTCGATTCCGGATGGGTGGGTGGTGTAGTGCTTGGGGTGGTTCACCGGATCATTGGCCGGGCGGGCTTGGCAGCTTTGAAGATGGGCGGGTGCCCAGCAAGTTACGAGCCCGGTGCATCCCTTGGTGTCCACCTTCATCCGGCCACCTCCGACTTGGGTGCCTCGGCGAGTACGAGTTCGTGCCCGGAGAACCAGAGCGGCCCGTCAGTGGTCATCACCTGGAACGGGCACCACGCATCCCGGTCAACGTTGACCACCGTCCCCACCGCATCAAACAGCTTGGACGGGGTGGCGATGACGCGGACAGGGTCGTTGAGTTTGAATTTCATTTGTGCTCCTGGGTGGTCGTCTTGATGCCGATGAGTGCGGCGAGGATGTGCTCGGCGAGTAGCGGCGGGACAGCGTTGCCGATCTGCAGGAACTGCTTCGTCTTCGTTCCGCACCAGATGAACGGGGGCTTGTAGCTCTGTAGCGCGGCGGCTTCGTCTACCGTCACGTTGCGTTCTCCGTCCCACTTGTTACGGTCGGCCTTGCTGGTCGGGGTCGGTGCGGGCTGACCGGCTGTGCGCTCGCCCCGCTTCGAGGCGTCACCTCCTGATCCGTAGTTAGACCGCAGCATGGACGGGTATGACTGGAGGATTGCCGCCTGTTCGACTGACACGGGCTCGAATCCGCCGTCACGCTTTGCGGCCCGAAGTGCAAGGTGGTCGCCGATGTCGGCGCTCACGAATCCAACGGATGCCGAGTCGTGCCCGAATGCGATGGTTGCCGCCGGTTCGGTCATAGGCCGTCGTGCGGAGTGCTTCTGTACGCCGTGGCAGATTGTCTGGGTATCGTCGCCCCATCCGAGCGCCTCGGCCATGCTCACCCATTTCAAGACGCCCGGGTCGAGCTTTTCCGGGGTCCGTGAGTAGTAGCGCGAGTGCGTGGGTACGGGCATGTTGACGGGGCCGCCGCGGCGCGCGACCAGGATCGCCCGCTTCCGTGTCTGCGGGACGCCGTACTGCTCGGCGTTGAGAACTTCGACCTTCACCTCGTAGCCCCATTCGCGCATGACCTCCGCGCATGCTTCCCAGACGGGCAGGACGGTCGGGACCTGCTCCATTGCAACGAGTCGGGGACGGTCGCGCCAGACATAGGCGAGCGGTGTCAGGACGAGGGCGGTCCGCATGTCGTGTTGTTCGCCAAAACGCAGGAGTGCATCGGCATCCTTGTAGGCGTGGAGCTCGATGGCTTCCAGGACTTCATCCAGCGCGGCCCGTCCTGCACCCTTGCCTGCCAGGCTGAATGTCTGGCAAGGCGGTGATGCGATCAGCAGCCCATAGGACCCGTAGGCCTCGCGGTGCTGCTCGGCGGTGAGCTGTAGCCCGTCCCACACGTCGCGGTAGATCGTTTCCATACCGTTAGCCGTGCGAGTTTCGACCGCCTCGGGCATGATTTCCACGCCAGCCTCCTTGATGCCGAGACGCTGGCAAGCCACGCCCCAACCAGTGCCGGCGAACAGGTCAAGCGCTTTGATGTGGGCGTTTGCATTGGTCATTGCAGTCCTTCTGGTGGGGTAGCTTTGCAGCGCCGCTGCTTCTTCGACGGTCAGCGGCTCGGCTGAGCCAACCCATGCGGGGTTTGTGGTGCAGCGTTCGCGGAACTTCATAAGAGGCTGCGGTCCGCCGTTCCCACTGGTCCCGACAATGGTTGGGGACGGCCTATTGGTCAGCCCACGCATTTGATCCCCTCCATGACCGCGTCGGCCAGCAACTCATGGCTGCTCTCCGTGCCGTCGGATTCCCGAAGGAACCAGGGATATTCCCCGCCGTTTCGGTCGAAGTAGACGAGGGGTCGTGGTTCTAGGTCGCTATGTATGGTGGTCACGTAGTTTCTCCTTCAATGACTGAAGCCGCCCCGGTTGGGACGGCTTCGATGGTCTGTGGTTGTTCTGCTTTGCGGTCGGCGGCGCAGCATCGGCAGTTGTGTGCTTGTTCGCCGATGTGTTGGGGGCATGGTTCGGGGCGGGGGAGTCGCTGGCGTTCTCTGGCCGGCCAGTGACTGCCTGGGTGGTAGATCGGTGCGGGTGTCGCACATGACGGTTCGAGCGCTTTGGTGGTCGCGGCGATGAGTAGCGGCCCCAGTTCGACGTCGGGGTGTTTGCTGATGAGGGTGAGCAGCGAACCAACGCCCCAGTCTGGTCGGAGCTCGTGGAGCAGGTACGCGACGGCCCTGCCCTGCTGGTCCGTGATGGTCATTCCACGCGCTCCCAGTCGCGGCAGGACAGCGTCCAGGTCGATTCGCTACTGGGGGAAGGCTGACCCTTGTAGCTGACCATCTTGGCGAGCATCGCCTTTTGTCCGACGGCTGTTATCTCGATGACTGACTCGCCGTAGCCTTCGTCGCCCTTGATGCGCGTCCCGACATCCCAGCCTTTCGAACGGCACACTTGCGCTGGGTGCATGGTGCGGGATAGTTCCTTCGTTGTCTCGCTCATTGGATATTCCTTTCAGCCAAAAATCGCCCAGCCCTCGCGTTACGGAACTGGACGATTGGTTGGAAACTTTTTTCATCACTTCTCTAAAAGCCAGCCAAAAACAAAGGGCGACACTGGTCGCCCGAGGTGAGTATTAAGTACTTGGTCTTGGTCTTGGTCTTGGACGATTTGAGGAACACCGTTCGGAACGCTTTCGGAACGCCGTTCTGCATGCGTTCCTTACTTGTTCTTGCCCTGTTCTTTGATGAACTTCGCTTTGCGTTCTGCGGCCTTCTCTTTGGCGGCTAGAACCTGTTCCTTGGTGCGCTGGTATTCGTCCCATGAGAGGAACTGGTAGTCCTCGCCGTCTGCCTCCCAGAAGCCTGCCTTGATGAGCTTGGCGGCCAGTTGCTTGCCCCGTGGCCAGGACTCGACGAACCAGAGTGGCACTGCGCCATCGGTCAGGTAGTCCGTGCAGTAGGTGCCGGCGAGGGTCCAAAGGCCGATGGCTTCCAACCCTGCAGCCCGTGATTTCGGATGCGAGTGCATCTTGTCGTCGGCGTTGAACCACGCCATTAGGTCACTCCTTTCGTTGTTCGAGTTCGGGTATTTCGAGGGTCGGGTTGGACCACTCGCAGAAGTAGCAGCCAGGGCCGCCGCATGCGTGCGGTGCGGCGACTCTCACAGGGGCCGCTTCGTCGCTCATGCGGGGCTTCCCCGCCGGCGCCGGGCGGGGTTTGGTCATGACGGCATCCGAACGGGCATGAGCAGGTACTTCAGGGATTCTGGATCATTGACCTCAAGCCCGGCCGGCGAAAACATGAACGGCTTGGCGGCCGTGGTGTAGGAGATCCGGACGAGGTCCGTGGGGATCTGCTGAAGTGTCTCGACTAGGAAGTTCGGATTCAGCGGAAGATGGACGTCATCCTTCTCGCCGGCTACGACACCTCCACTGGCAAGCGGCGCCTTAGACGGGCCGAACAGTCCATAGTTGAAGGTGACCTCGGCGCCGGCGTCGGACATCCGCACGAGGCAGGGTAAGAACTTCTCGTTCATCCGCTGCGCTACCTTTGCGGATTCCAGCAGCACCGCACGGTCGAACTCGAATGACGCGGTAGTGGATACAGGGAAGAGTGCCTGCACGGCGGGGTATGTGCCGTCAACGCTCAGGGTGGTGAAGGTGGCGTCCTCCGTTTTGATGACTACATGCCTGTCGTTGACGCCGATCACCACATCCGCGCCCACCAGGAACCGGTCAATGGCCTTGATCGCTTTGCGGGTCAGGAGGAAAACGGCGTCACCTTCGCCCGCTCCTGTCACGTGATCCTCGACGAGTCGGTATCGGTCAGTGGCCCTCAGTTCCATGGCTCCGCTTTTCAATCGGATCTGTACGGCGTTGAGAATCGGCAGGGTGTCATCCGTGGAGGCGGCGACGACTGCGCGGCGGAGTGCGGCGCGGAAGGTTGCGGCGGGGAACGAGCTGGACACCTCGGGCGTTACCGTCGGAATCTCCGGGTACTCATCCAATGCCTGGGAGTCCGCGTGGATTTCGTAACCGCAGGCTGAGATGGTGATCTTTTTGCCGTCGTGAGTGACTGTTACCAGCGCGCTCTTGGTGCGGCCGGTCGTGGCGCGGATGCCGTCGAGCAGCCAGCGGTAAGGGACTAGGAAGGGTGCGCCTATTCCATCGAACTCAGGCAGTGCGGTGACGGCCGAAGTCTCGTAGTCGTATCCGGACAGGACGCCGGCGGCCGGGTCAACGTGCACGCAGTACAGGATGGAGATGGGCTTCTTGCCGGCCATCGCGGGGGATAGGCGGGTCAACGCAGCTACCCAGTCCTTGGCTGACGCGGTGATTGCTTGCATGGTGCTCATTTTTTGTTCCTTCGTTCTCGGGTGATGTTGGCTATGGCGGTGTCGCCGATTGGGTCGCGGATGGTGCGGGTGGCGCGGTGGTTGGCGTCGTCCTGCGCCTGGGCTTCCCGGTGGTGCTCGCAGGCGTGCCGGGATAGGCAGATGCCTGTGGAGTGGCGGCAGAGTGCGCAGCAAGGATCCGGGCTCATGCAGCGTTGGCCCGGCGCGAGAGGTGGCCGGGTTTGTTGCGGGTGACCTGCCGGAAGAGGTGGAGGTCTTTCGCGGTTTGCTCTACCCAGTCCCACGCTTCGTTCATCTGGATCTCGATCGCTGCGGCTTCGTTGCCGCCGGCGACGCGGTGGCGGCCTGCCCATGCGTGGAAGATGTCAAGGGCTTCTTGGTGGCGTGCTCTGAGGGTGGTTTCGGTGTGAATCCCGGTTGTGCTCATGGCTTTCCTTTCGGGTTGCGGCGCCCGACCGTGATGGCCGGGCGCCGCAGGGCATGAAAAAAGCCGCGGTGTGGCGGCTTGCGTTTGGTGGTGCGGACGGGTCTACTTCAGTTGGCGGCCGATCGGGGCCCTGCTAATCAGCGTGCGGACTGCGAAGACGGGAAGGACAAGCTGCCAGTAAGTCAGCCCCAGTTCCGGGAACCACGCGGCGAAGAACCACCACAGGATGAGGGTTCGGATCGCAAGGTTGAAGAGCGATCCGAAAAGCTGGGTGAAAGCCTCCGTGGCTGACAGCTTCGGGCGGACGATTTCGGCTTTGATGTAGGACTCAGACATTAGATCTCCTTTAGAACGGGGCCGGCTTTTGATGATGGTCGGCCTGGGGGTGGGCGGTTAGGGGAGTGCCGCAGCGTAGGCATCCAGCGCCGCTTTCAGGTCCTCGACGCAGCCCACGTTTTCGCGGTCCTTGGCTAGTTCGTTTTGCGCCTTGAGTATCTGCCCGTAGGCCGCGCTCTTGCGGGCTGCTATGCCAGCTTCGATCACTCGTTTGTCATCGAGCGGGAGCAGGTAGGTTGTCCGCCCCCAGCCGAAGTTTTCGCCGGGTTCGATGCCGTCTGACTTGCGGAACTTCCTGCCGTTGGCGATCCAGTAGAGTTTCGTGTCACGCTCAACGACTGCCACGGTGAAACGCCCGCTTGAGTAATCGTTCTGGTAGATCGCGGCGCGTTCTCCGATTACAAAGTCGCCCATCAAAACGCGGGCCCATCGTTGGATGAGCCCCAGCCGCCTTGGCTGGTCTGCGGCTGGTTACCCCAGCCGCCGGCGGACTGCTCGTTGCCGCCCCATGCTTGGTCTGTGGCCGCCTGCTGGTCATTCGCCGCGTAGGCCTGGCCGTGGAAGGTGAGGTCTTTGCCGATGGATTCGACCTTGACCTGCACTCTTGACCGCGGCTCGTTTTCTTTGGTGGTCCACTTCTTGGTTTCCAGCACACCAACAGCGACAACCGAGTCGCCGCTTTTGAGCATGTTGCAGATGTTCTCGGCGCGGGTGAGTGTGCCCTGATTCCAAGCTTCGCAGCGCCAAGAAATCGGTTCACCCTTGACCCATGAGTTGCTGTTCTTGTCGAACCTTCGCGGGTTGAAGATGATCGTGAAGTTGGCCACGGCGGATCCGGATGGGTTGAACCGGAGCTCGGGGTCGCCGGCCAAATTGCCCGTGATGATGATTGGTTGGTCATTCGCCATTACAGTGCGTTCCTTTCGTCGTCGTAGTAGCCGTCAGCTTCGCGTTCCCGCTCGATTTCGGCGCGGTCTTCGCGGATGTTGTCGTAATCGGGTTCGTCGTCTTCGTCGTGCCGGGCGCAGAGGTCGCCCTCGTTCACGACTTCCTCCTCGCAGTACTCCGCGGGCTCGGGGTCTTCGTACATGCGGGCGGCGCGGACCTCGACGCCGCAGTAGAACGTCTCGGTGCTCATGCGCTGGCCCCGTTTTCCAGCGAGATGATGCGGTCGATGAACCGCTTCGTCCGGACGGAGGAGATGAGGCCGTAGTACTGGATGCCCCAGCCTTCGCGGGCTAGTTCATCGCGGCGCGTGTCGAGCGAGGTCATCTCGTCCGTGTACTCCGGGTCCATATCGATGCGGCGCTGGACAGGCTCCGCGATCTGCTCGAGGACACCGATCCATTGCCGGGCGGTTTCGGGATTGATGTGGATGTAGGTTGCGCCGCCGTGCATCCGGAGCATGTGGCCGAACGCACCGGACGGACCTGGTGTGGGGTTGATGCGTCCGGCGACGATAGTCACGGACGGGTAGAGGTCGGTGCTCATTCGCTGGACTCCGGAGTGTAGATAGCCCACGGTGATGCCTGGCCCTCATAAGTGAGCCCTGGGACCCTCCGCCAGTGCTTGACGTTCGAGCCGTCACAGTCAGAGCTGACGGTATATTCGTAGGTTCTGTCGTTGATGAGCGTTTCCGCCCAAGCCGGTTCCGCCTTCACATAACCGGCGAGGGTTGGCGCCTTGGCCAATTCGTGCGCCAGTTCAAAGTCGGCAGTATTGGCCGCAGCGTCGATTCCTGCCCAGTTCAGTGCTGCCATTAGGTCGTGCTCTAGGTCGCTCATTTGCTCTGTTCCTTTACGTAGTCGGTGATGTGTTGCGGTGCGTTGTTGGCGGCCAGGTATTCGAGGTAGGCGGGGACGGTGCCCTCGGCGATGGCTTTGGCTGTGTCGGCCTTGACCTTGTCGCTGATCGTGGGGGCGGTGTTCGCGGCCGGTTCGGTGCGCGGTGCGGCGTCGGGGAGGGGGTCCACGCTAAACGGTTTACGCTTGCCCCTGGTGACCATCAGGGAGACCGTGAGGCGCTTCTGCAGCTGCGACATTGCGGAGATCTCGATGCCGCCAACAGTTGAGCCGCCAAACTTGATCTCCGGGTTGCGGAACAGGGTGAGCCGGCGCCCGGTGTAGGCGCTTGACTCCGCCCCCCATGCCTGCACCATTACCCTGCGCATGCTTTTGGACGGTTTGTATGGGCGTCCGGGGAACTCTGCAAGGTGGACTTCGACGGGTTGCTCAGCGTTGCCAGCGCGAACCTCAGTGATGGTCACAGTCACGGGGCCAGCGATCAGGTCGTCGCTGTTGAGCTGGTCAGATTTCGGGACGATGCTTTCGGACAGGTCCACGGCTAGAGCCTCATTTCGTTGTCGATGCCGAGTAGGTCTTCGGCTTGGTAGACCGCCCAGTTGGGCAGGCTGATGGGTTCGGCGCTCGGGTAGCCTGGCCAGTTGCCGGACTCGGCGCATTCGCGGTAGATGCGTTTTGCCCGGTCGTTGAGCGCTCGGCCGATATTGACGGCTTCCCAGTCGAGTTCGACCACGGACACAAGGTAGGGTGCCGTTTTTTCTACGAGTACGAAATGGAAGGGCAGCTCTTCGCCGGTCGCTGCTTTGACGCCGTCGATGTAGTGAGCCGCTGACTGGTGGTATCCGTATTCGGCTGCGGTCTTGCCGAACTCGTTAGGGTTAGCGTCTCTGGCGGTTTTCAAGTCGATGAGCGCGCCGGGCTTCCATGCGTCCGGCCGGCACTTTAGCGCGAGTCCGTCCTCATCCCAGAAGACGGACTGCTCGGGCTTGTGCCCGGTGAACGCTGCCCGTGCGAGGGGGTGCGCCATGACGGCGTCCTTCATGGCAACGATTCCAGCCCACTCTTTCGGCGTGATTGGGATCAGGCCGTTAGCCTTCGCCTCGTTCGCCGGGAGCTTCCATTTATTACCCATCTTGTCCGGCACGTCGATGACCTCGTGAAGCGAAACGTCGCCTTCGAGGATCAGGCTGTGCGCGAGCGTGCCGATGTCGTAGGCGTCCTTGTGGACTGGGTTGTCCCGCTCCCATTTCCAATGCGCCGGGGTGCGGGTTGCGAGCGTCTTCAGTGACGTCGAGCCGAGCGCCGGGTCGCGGTGGTAGGCGGCGTTCGTGATGCCGTCGTAAATCCCTGGTTTCATGTTTTCCCCATAAAAAAAGACCCTCGCGGGTCGGTGGTTGGTTATTGGTTCTCAGTCGGTTCCGGCTCCCCGTGCACTAAGCATTCGGGGTTGGTGGGTCGTGGCCACGTGGGGTTGTAGACGGATGGTGGGCATGTGCACCCTAGAGGCCGCATCGTTGGCATTCGCCTTCTGTCGGGTGTGCGCCTTCCGCGATGCACTTTATCCGCCGGCGGGTGTGGATCGCGGCGACCAGCTGCTCACCGTCCGACTCACACTCAGCCACGGGCTGCTCTGATCTCGTCCTTGTGCGCCCGGTGCCACGCCTTGCGCTGTGTGCCGGACGTGAGCTCGGGGGAGACTGCGCCGCAACTGCACCGCGCATGCCCCACGCCCCCAGTGCCTCCCCAGCCCGAGTGAACCCTCTTGCCGTCACGCCGAAATGGAGCGCCCTCGGACTGCAGCTCGTGGCCGGAAAGTCTGTTCGTCTTCATCTGTGGTCTTCTCTTTCGTTGGTGTCGGTGTGTTCGGGGTCGTGGCTGATCCGGTCGGCTTCCTGCGCCCTGGCCTGGCGCTCACGGACATCCTCGCTCATGCCGCCTCCCCAAATGCGTAGTCCTGTGCATCGGCCTCGCTGTAGAAGTGGTTGCCGTGGCCCACAAGGTAGGCGCCTCCGGGCTTGGCGGCCAGCCAGTAGGTGCCGGGGCCGAGGATGTGCAGCGGGGACAGCTCGACGCGCTCAACATGCGGCGCATCGCAGCGGCAGAACGTCGCCCCGCTCATCCGTCACCCCGCACAGCAGCAGCACGGGCGCGGAGCCAGTCGGCGTATTCTTCCTGGCCGTACGCCGGCACCCCCTCGTCGACTTCCGCCGCCGCTTCTTCCAAGGCCTGCGCCCCGGCTTCCCGCACGTCCCCGAACCCCGCAGCGGTGAGCATGTCGGCTTGGTGGTTGGCGAACGATCCGTCGTCCAGTGCATCCTCCGAGCCGAACCATTCAGGACAGCCGGTGCAGCCGGTGGCTGGGTCTTCGTTATCTGTCGTCGCGTCGTACCACTGGTGTGCCGCGAGCACTTCGGCCATCCCGCTCATGCTTGCGGGCTGTCTGAGAGGCGACGGACAATACGGCAGGGGCTTGATGTGTGGGGGTAGTTGCACCATTCTGCGTGTGCGAACTCTTCGGTCTCAATGCGGGCGAGGCTTTCCGCACCCTCCGTTGCGGTGAGCGCGGCACGGAGTTGTTGCGCCAGTTCGTAGCGGCCTTCTCCCACCATGTCGAAATAGTCCGGGTAGTCGTCCGGGGCGCCCCGAAATCCTGCACACGGAGAGGTCTTAGGGGCCGCGTCAATCAGCGCCTCCACGGCGTCGAGGCGTGCTTGCTGTTCCCGGACGTCCCCGAACCCCGCAGCGATTAGATCGTCGGCGACACGCTTGGCGAGTGCATAGCAATCGCCGCACCCTCCAGGTGCACTGTCATCTACCGGGCCCGTGTGGTGGCACTCATGCCCAATGGTGCTATCGATGGCCTCAGCCAGTTTGTCGCGGTCGCTCATGGTGTGTCTTTCGGTTCGTCGTGGAGCCAGCGGATAGGCGCTGACCGGATAACACGGACATTCGCCAACGGGTGCAAAACCTTCCCACCCACCATGCGGGACTTCAACAGGGCAGACGCAGCCACCTCAGCCCTTGTCAGCGAGAAGTAATCCCGGGTGTGTATGGTCCCGTCAGGACGGTCACCCTGCACCCTGTAGAGACGCTTATTGAAGTTCGGCATCAGGACCCCGTTCCAGGCTGGCTTACGGTGAGTGTGGCGCGGAGACCCTTGATGCTGATCGTCTCGCGGCCGCATTCCTCGGCTTCTTCGCACGCCATCGTGAGCATGTCGAGGCGTGCTTTCTGTTCCCGGACGTCCCCGAACCCCGCAGCGGACAGGGCAGCGGCTACGTGTTGCGGATGGGTCTGTGTATCGCACCGCAAACCGACCTGCACAAGGTTGCTGCACGAGCAGACCGCACCTTCCGGGTTGTATTGGTGCTCTGCCAGCACCTCGGCCATGGTCTTCACTGGGACTCCTTCGCGGTCGTTCATGGTGTTCCTTCCGGATCAGCGATCTTGACGTACCCGCAGTCGGTGAGCCCTTCCTTCGTCGCCAGAATCGGACGGCTGCTGAACAGGCTGTCACGGTCACGGATGACACCTTCATAGATGGTGCCGATGATAATGCGGTTCCGGATGTTGTGGATGCCGGTAATTTTCAGCTCTACGCCGAGGCTGTTGCGGTACGTTTCATTGATGTTCATGGCGTTCCTTTGGTTTGGGTGGCGTGTTGGTGGCGGAGTCGGGCGGTGATGCGGTGTGCGGCGCCGACGAGGATCCAGGCGTCGTGTTCGGCGGGTTTCCCTGCGAGGTTGCGGGCCCGGGTCAGGAGTGCGGAGTGGTTCGCCTCCGCGGAAGCCAAGGCCGCCGCGAGGGTGGCCGGGCTAACTGTCCCCGCCGTCACTGGTCCGGCCCCGGCTCGTGCAGGACCGTGACGGGGAGGGGGAGTTGCCCTGAGGACCTAACTGAGGCCGGACCCATCGAGCGCCACACGTTGCCGTCCTTCAGCTTGGCCGCCTCCCGGCAGTAGTTCAGCGCGTCCAAAATGAGCGAACCACCCGGCAGCGCGTCCAACTCTTCGACGGTTGTGATGGTGCGGGGCTTCCGGTAGCCAGTAGCAAGGATGTGTGCAGCCATTACGCCGTAGTGCTCAGTGCGTCCCCGCAGGTGCGCGTGCTCATTGAGCCAGTGCCAGTCTTCGATTGACTGTTCCCTCGACTGGTTGCCGTTGTCGCCTATGAATAGTTCGAGGGCCAGTTCGTCGCGGGCGCTCATTTCGCCTCGCATTCGACACAGCCGGCCGTGGGTCCGTGCAGCAGATGCCACTCACGGATGTCCGCCCAACCGTCAGTACGGTCAAGGTTCGACAGGTAGCGGGCGTACACGGCGGCACCGATACACGCGGCCAGGATCAGAACGATCATGCTTCACTCCTTACGGCAGCCCACACATCAATGCGGGCACTTCTGCGGGATTTGACTGCGGAGGGCTTGCGGCCGACCGACGTGATGTAGCCGAGCTCCACGGCCCTGGTAAACGCCAAGCCCGCCCAGTTCGAGTGACCCGGCGTGCGGAGTTCACTGCGCAGATCATCAGCGCACACCGACCCGCGCTCAGTCGCTATCGCATGAATTGCCGCGACGGCGTCAGCAATCCACAACTCGCGGGATTCTTCGAGGACCGCGGCCTTCACGCGCACATCACCGAGAACTCAGCCCGGATGGTGTGCACGTCGGTGTACTCGTCGTCTTTCATGCCGTCCTCTTCTTGTATGCGTAGTCGCGGGTGTCCTGCTCAATGCGGTCGGCGCGGGCTATGTTCACCGCGAGGGCGATCTCGTCCGGGGTGAGTCGCACGTTGTTGCGGACCCGTTTAGGCCGGACGCGCTTCTCAACAGGGATTGTTTTGACGCCGGCACGGGCAGCGCGGGGGATCGTCCGGTCATTCATGCGGCGGACTCGGCTTCTCCGAGGACCGGAATGAGTGCAGGGTATGCATCAACGATCAGTCGTGCCGCTTTGACGAACGTCCCGGCATCGCGGACGTTGTAGCGCCCTAGCAGTGTCGCCAAGGTGTAGACGGCGGTCTGCTCTTCTGTGTCTCCCTGCTCGGCGATGTCCGGCCGGGTGGTGACCTCGTGCATAAGCTCCGAACGGACCGCCTGCATGACTTGGATTTTCATCGTCGAGAATGCCGAATCAACGTTGCCGTGCCGGTGCTGGCAGCCTTTCCTGTGGCAATCGGGCCAATCGAATTCAACCGCCGAACGGCTAACGCTTGCGGCTGATATGGCTGCTTCGATTCGCCGGATCAGAGCTTCGTCGATAACGCGACTTTCGGTGCTCACGCCGCTAACCTCCTGGCTGCGTTGGTGGCGTTCTTAGCGGCCTGCTCGTTCATAACGTTGTCGGTCGCTTCCTCCCCGGTCGGGTCGGACACCTGGCGGAAGTAATCCTCAACGGTGAGGCGCCAACCTTCTGGCATGGACTCGTGGTGCTTCTGCATGCGGCGTGCGGTTTTCTTCATCTCGGAGAACGTGGCGGTGATGCCGTGGAATTCGTTGTAGGTGGCGAGCTTGGACAGGTAATCAGTGTTCGAGGGCATGGCAATTAGCCCCTTCTTCTCGCAAGGGACACGAGAGTGGTGGATTGGTGGTGCAGGGTGGTGTGTGCCCTGAGTCGGGCGAGGGTGGTGCGGGGGTGCCGGCGCTTTGCGCTGCGGCTGGTGTTACTTAGGTGGAGAGCTTGCGGAGTGCTGCGGCGATGCGGTCTTTGTCGTATCCGCCGCGCTGTGCGCCGGCTACGATCTGCGCGATCTGGTCTTGCTGGTCAGGTGAGAATCGGTAGAGTCTGCCGATCCGGTCGCAGGGCCATTCGCCCGTCTGGGCTTTCCGGCGTACCGTGTAGCTGCTGAGCCTGTATTTCGCCGCCATGTCCTGGGCTGTGGCGTAGGACTGTGAGATGCGGCCCATGATTACGCCGCATTCCGGCGGGTGATGATCTCGATGGGGAGGATGTCGGCGAGGGTGAGGCCGAGGGCTTCGGCAATTGCTCCGAGCTCGCGGAGTGTGAAGTCCCCGCCGCCGTTGATCTTGCGGTCGAAGGTCGTCATGGGGATGCCGGCTTTGCGGGCGGTGGCTGACTTGGTTGTGTCGTTCTGGACGATGCCAAGAAGGATGTTCCGGTTGGTGGCTGTCGTAATTACAGCGGTGTTTGTTTCCATACGGAAACCATAGTTCCCAAACGGGAACGCTGTCAACCCGAAAAGCGAGTACCGCGTGCCGCTGTAGCAAGTAGTGGTGTTAGCGAAGTCGAGTACAGGGTTCGAAGGGCGCTGATTGTTAACTTCCCCATATGGGAGTTAAAGTATCCATATGGGAACTTATGGACACGACATTCAGTCCGCTACGGCCGTTCAGATTAAGGTCGAGCTGACGGAGCGGGGATGGAAGCAGCCGGACCTGGCGGAACACTCAGGGATACCGCGCACGACGCTGCACCGGTACCTCAATGGTGAGCGAGATATCCCACTCCCGGCCTTCGCCGACATAGCCGGCGCACTCGGCATGTCTTATGTTGAACTGGCCGGACGTGCCCAGCGTCGCCTAGACGGCGAGAATGTCCAGTAGCTTCATGCCATGCAGCTCGGCGAGCGCCCCGGCCTCTCGGATGGTCACGGGGCGTTCGCCGTTTTTGCAGTCCAGCACGTCGGCGGTTGTGGCGCTCCAGGCCGCGCACAGCGCGTCCGTGGGCGTGCTCTTGACCATCTCGATGACTTGCTGAAACTGCATCCGTAAATCCCCCGCTGTTCGAACATACTTTCTAATCGAACGATACACGCAGGGTCAGACATCATGCGCGTGGCGTCCTTATGCAGGTTAATCTAGCGCATATATAGCCACACCCTGACCGTCTCCGACTGTTACGCCCGATTTGCGTGTCAGCTACATATGGACTCGCCTAGCACAAGTGGGACAAACTAGCAGGTCAGAGGCTTATTGAGCGCGTGGGAAGGTTACTCTGATGGGCGTGCCTAGTGGAACCCAGCCGAGCCCCGGCCCTTTCGCGCTTGCCGTGTCGGCTGAGATTCGGGCCATACTGGGCCGACGCCAGATGAGCGGTGCGCAGCTCGCCAGGCTGACCAACCGCTCGCAGGGGTACGTGTCGAAGCGGCTCCGCGGCGAGGCGTCGTTCACGGCCACTGACGTCGAGGACATTAGCCGGGTGCTGAAGGTGGATCTACTGTCGCTGCTGACGGCCGCCGTCCGGGCATCCCGCCAGTAGAACGCCGAAAGGGCCCCGCCATCATGACGATGGCGGGGCCCTTTGCGTTTCTATGCTTCGATGACTCCGGTGAGCGCGGTTTCGACCATTGCTGCGGCGCGGAAGTGCGCGTCCGGGACAAGGTGGCCGTAGGTCTTGGTGGTGGTGATGATGGACTCGTGCCCGAGTCGGTTGGCGAGCTCATAGAGGTTCATGTCGCCGGCGATCATCATTGATGCGTGGGAGTGCCTGATGTCGTGAATCCGGGGCCGGCGTGCGAGTGCCAGGTCAGCGGCCTTCACCGCGTCGTACCAGACGTCCAGCCATTGCCTGTGCTGCGGGTAGACGTCGGTTTCGGGTGAGATGGTGAATACCGGCTTCCCGTTCGGTGCGGCTTCGACGCGGTCCCGGATCGCTGCCACGGTGGACGGCGCGAGGGCCACTGTACGGCGGGCCTTCTTGGTCTTCGGCGCGCCCACAGCCCAGCCATCCTCCATCTCCTGGTACGCCTTCATGATCCGCACGGAGGGTGTTGCGGCGTCCAGTTGGAAGTCTGCCCGGGTGAGTGCCGTTGCCTCGCCCAGACGCAGCCCTGAACCGATGAGAAGCAGCCACATGGGCCGGTGCCACTCGTCGGCGCTGTCGATGATGAGGTTCACCTGACCCATGGTGAGGAACATGGCTTTGTCTTCGGTGGCGTCGTCTTTGGGGAGTAGGCGGCCGTTGCAGGGGTTGTCCGGGCGGAGTCTGCGGCGGACGGCGGAGTTCATGGCGGCGTGTACGAACCCGTGGACGTTGGCAACAGTCTTCGGGGAGCAGCCCTTTTTGGTCATGGCCTTGATCCAGCGGATCAGGTCGTCCTCGGTGACCTGATCGACGGGCAGGTGTCCGATGCCGGCGAAGTGGTTCCGAATGTAGCCGCGGTATCGTTTGATGGTGTATTCGCGGACGTTGATGAGCCGTTCGATGTGCCCGAGGGCGACGTCCTCGAATGAGGGGGACCGGGAAACCTGCCGGAGTAAAGCGGTCTGGGCTGCCTGGGTGTCGTGCTTGACCGCTTCGAGCAGGCCCTTCCATTGGACGGCTGCTGTCTCGGTTGGCAGTGTTTGCCTGTTCCTGACGCCTTTGTCGTACCATTCGACGCGGTAGCTAGTGATGCGGCCCGCGCTGTTCTTCCGCGCCTCAATGGTCGCCATTAGAGCGCACCCTTCCCGCTGGTCATGGAGTTAGCTTTCTGATGCAGTCCTTGCAGGTTACGAGTCGATCGTCCGCCGTAGTTCGGTGGGCTGGGCCGTTGTATCCGTCATGGCGACTAATCGCCCCGCCAGTCTGCACTCCGCAGATCGCGAACCCTGCGGCGGCGTAGGAGTGCACCAGCGGCTCGCCCATCATGTGCGGGGCGGCAGCTTCGAGGGCGACGCGGGCGAACTCTGAGAAGTCAAGGGTAGCCGTTCCCGGAAGCCCGGCAAGCGCAGTGTCCTCCAGCGCCAACCTCGCAGATTCCACCGCTTCGTCGGGGCTCACAGTGCCCAATCCTGCCGGTAGTCCGGGTGGTCGGCGTAGACGGCGGCGAGGATGCGCGTTACGTGCCGGGCATGTGGATCCTTCGGCGCGCCCATCGTGAAGGACCCTGCGTCAGTGTCCGATGAAGACAATCGAGGCTCCCAAATCTGCATGTCCTCATCGAATGCAAGGATGGCCCGTTTCGCCGCGCACTCGGCAAGGACGCGGGAGCGCAATGCAGGGGTGAACGCTAGCCGGGACATGTCGAACAGGTCACCGTTCAGTGGAACGTCCATCGCCTCCGCCTCATCTTCGGCGATGCGGGCTTCCAGGAACTCGGTGATCGTCATCGCTTGTCCTCAATCTTTCCGAGCGGGTAAATGGGCGCCGGCTTGACCCGCCCTCCTGGTCCATAGCCGAGCAGGTCGTTCGGTAGGCGGCTCGTATCGTTGACCCATGCCTTAATGATGTGCGGGGCCGCAGCTTCGAGGCCCGGCCTGACCATGTCGCGCCACACGTCAGGGAATGGACATGCCCCCCACTTCCCGATGCCATAGCGCGCCTCATACTGGGCCGTCGCCGCCGCTTCTACCGCCTCGTCCGGGGTCACTTGGCACTCCTGTCCTTTAGGTTGTTTGTGAAGAGTTCGTTGCGCTTGGATATAGCCGCGGCTTCCGCTTCCTTGATATCTGTGAAGTAGCCGACGGTGTAACTGCGCCCTTTGTGCGCAACGGCGACGACCCACTTGCCTGTTTTGTGCCAGGACACCCCTCGTATCCCCGACTTGCTGCTGGATGCAGCACCTGCACGATTTTCATTATTCTGCTTCTGCGTTACCGCTTGGAGGTGGCTGGGCCGGACGCATTTTGGCGAGTGGCACGTGTGGTCGATAACCATCCCGGGCGGGATTAGGCCGTGCGCCATCTCGTAGGAGACTCTGTGAGCGCGCAGCTTCTTTCCGTTGGAGAAAGCCTGTCCGTACCTGTTGCCTGAACCGGTTGAGGGCCCGGTCCAGAGCCAGCAGGAATCAGTTTTGTTTACGTGCTTCCAGAATCGTTCTTCTATGGCGACTGGCTTGCGCATGTCTTCCCCCATCTCGACGCCGGGAGTTCCGGCGGATTCCTGATTAAAGAACCAGGCCCCCTAGAACTAGCCGTCCGGGGGGTCTTGATGAGTCAAGTCTATAGGGTCTTGGGGGGATTTTCGAGGTTTTTGGGGGGATGCCCGGCAACTTCGTTGAGTTACCGGGCATCCGCGGGCGGAGACGGGGGGATTTGAACCCCCGGTGGAGTTGTGCCCCACACTTCATTAGCAGTGAAGCCCATTCGGCCGCTCTGGCACGTCTCCATTTGCTATTAACTAGCCAACCAAGGATACGCAGAAG